GTATCTAAAACTCCTGCTTTTAAATTATCAACTTCTAAATCACTAATAGTATTATTGTCTGCATCTATAGTTTTATTAGTTAATGTTTGTATATCTGTTAATTGAACAATATTACTGTTTGTAATACTAGCTATTTTTGTTGCTGTATCTGCATTCCCAGTAACATCACCTGTAAGGTCAGAAGTTACACTTGTAAATTGTACATTGCTAGTTGTTGTTAGTTGTTGGTTTATAGCTTTTACTGCTGAAATATTAGTAAGCTCATCATCCATTAATGCACCTGCACTTCTTACATTTGCAGTATCGGTAACATCAGCTCCTGCTTCAATACCATCTAATTTATTTCCATCAGTAGAAACATCTCTCCCATCTACTGTTCCTGAAAGTATTATATTACCTTCAAATGTAACATCTTGTGAAGTATCTATTGTAATTGCTAAATCTGTACCTGAACCTGTATAAAACTTTAATGTATCTATAGAATATAATTCAGCACCACCAGTACTAGTGATTAATCTAAAATCATAGTCGTCTGAATTAGGTGCTTTTAAATCTATATAACCACCTGAAGCTCCACCTACTTCTATTCTACCAAATCCAGAACCTTCAACACTTATTACATCATCTACATCTAATGTACCATCAATATCTACATTACCAGCAAAAGTTGCACCACTACTATTTATAACCAATGCATCAGTACCAGAGTTTGCAAATATTTTAAATATAGTTTGTGAGTTTGTATGGTCCTTAACACTAAAAGCACCACCATTTACTTGAACTCTAAAATCTTGGTTATCATCGCTATCTACAATTGATATTTGATTATTAGCTGCTTCAAAAATTCCTTTTGCAGCATTAATATTCCCAGTAAATGTTCCTGTAGTACCTGAAATAGTACCTCCTGTTACGTTACCTTCTAAATTAGAAACTAAAGTAGCTACAGCATATCCTGTTCCTCCTGTGTTTACTGTTGTAGTAGGTTCTTCTTGTAGATCTTTGAATAAATGAAATTTAGTATCTGAAGCACTTCTATAAAGTCCAGCATATAAATCCTGGGATCCTGAAGTATCATATAAACCATAAAATCCTAGATCAACAAGATCAGAAGTATTGTTATCATTACCTACAATAATTAGTGGATCCTTGACACTTAATGTGTCAGTATCCACAGTAGTAGTAGTTCCTTCAACAAGTAAATTACCAGTTACAGTTAAATCTCCTCCTATTTTAGAATTACCTGCAACCTGAAATGTGGTAGTAGGTGAAACACCTATACCTATTCTACTTGTTGATATATATAAAGGTGTATTTGTACCAACACCATCTGTAATCTGTTTCGCACTAGATGTTATGATTCCATTGTCAGTTGCTTTTAAAAGCGAATCATAAGTATCAGATATTCTAGTTCCTGTTAAAGTAGCTCCCATAAATATCTATTTATTTTTGTTGTTTTGTTTATTAAGTATTTTATCAATAAATACTTTTAATTTAACCACATTCTCCTGTTTAGGTTTATAAGTATTTTTTTTACTTATCATAAAACCCATCCATTAAAGTTTTCATTCTTATCAGGATACATACCGTCTTCATTAACATCATTATATTCCGGATATGAATTATTGTTATTATCCATATAATCTAAAAATCTTCTAACATAAAACTCTGCTTTATCTCTAGAGCTATCTACTAAAGATTTAATTTCTTGCATCGAAGGAGTCTCTGAGGACTCACTTCGATGTCTGAAAACTCCTCCATTACTTACTTGATATGAGGCAAACATATAATAATCACTTTGAGCAAACCATATTAACATAGGTGTTAGGTAGTCATTTAGTAGTGTTTTATATACTGCATTGCCAGCATCATCTATAGTATCATTTACTATTAATGTAGATATTTTATCGTATAATTTAGTTCCTAAATAATTCTGAATATGAATGTCCTGAGCCACTTCAATAAATTGAATGAATTTATCAGCATCAACAGCACCTCCAATTATGGATTTTCTTCTTAGATCATTAGTCGTTATGAATAGTGCTTTCATCTTTTTTCTTTTTAAATATTGATTTAACTCTTTCTATTGCAGACAACTTTTCTCCAGTCTCTTCTTCTCTCTTGATTTTAGTTTGAATGTTATCAAGCTCAGTAAATTCAATTGGTTGAAGAGTAACAAAATAAAGATTTAAGTATATTCCGTTGAATTCTAAAATCTTATTAAAGCATTCTAAGAGCTGTTCTTGGAACGGTCTAATGACTATGTTATCCATAAGAATAGAAGCCGTTCTAAGCTCTTCTGCGTTATTCCCAAAGCCTGTATTGTCTTTAATTCCAAGTAATATTGGTGATACAATTCTGTGGCCCAACATTATCTTTTCTCTAGCTTCATCTGCTAAGAATTGATATTGTGCGTGAGCATCCGGTAAATGTATAGGTTCTATGTCCGCTTTTCTTTCTGGATCCTCATTAAACGCTAATATGAATTTACCTGAATTAGATGTTCCTCCAAATTTATCCTGGATCTTACCCTCTATTAATTGCTGAGCTTCTTCATCTGGAACACCATTATTAAAGTTAATAAGTAAACTTGGCTGTAAACCATTCTTAATATTATTAATGTGATAATTAGATACTTCTTCTTCTAAAGAAGAATATTGTAATGATCCGTGATAATCAACTGGAGCATAATAATAAAATCCAGATCTATAAGGTTTAATGACGTAAAGCTCTCTGTATTCGCTTTTACTTCCATATCCAAAAGCAGGAATTCTTTTAGGTTTATCGCTAGTTTTTATATCAACCCATTTAGGATGATAGTAGTAAGCTTTTATTTGTCCTTTGTCAGCTTTCTCAGCTCTAATAGTTTCCATTGGAAAATGAGTAACGCTAGTTATAGCTGTTTTATTTTTATTGTAAACTATCTGCATTGCAGCTTGGCCAAGTAATTTATAATCGTTTACTATTCTTTTTACTTGATCTCCCTTTACAAGATCTTTCATTCTAGCGTACATCTCAGGCTTTTCCTCATTGTCTGTAGCATCTATACCTCTACCGTAGATCATATCTACAATACCATTTATACAACAAGAATTTGTTGGACTACTTAAGTAAAGGTTTATTAAGTTGTCAAAATAATCATTGTTCTCTCCGTAGGTTACCCATTCCTTATTGTAATGTTCTTTTATTTCTGGCGTGGTATAACCTTGTAGATTAACAACTCTAATATTATTTTTATATGTTTTTTTTCTACTCATATTATATTGTTATGTATTTCTGTCCTGAAGGCGAAGCAGTATGCTCATCGTATTTACCTGTATTCAATGTGTGTGGAATAGTTCTATCGGTTTGAGCTGTACAATATGCTTTATCTCTGTACAATAAACTACCTGCTCTTGTTACTTCTATATAATACATTTTACCTTCAGATAAAATACTAAAAGTACAAGGTATTTCTATAAAGTTGCCACTATATGTTGCTGTTAAGCTTGTTAGTGTTTCTGTTTTTCTAGTACCGTCTTCTGTAATTTTTAATTGTACATTACTATCTTCTGCATAAGATCTAGGTACAATTTTAATTGTTTGAGAAGTCGACACTGGTAATAGTATTATCATATATAGTTAATCAAAAAAAACCTATTTTGTTTTAAACAAAAAAGCCCCACTAAAAAAGTGAGGCTTTTCATAAATTAAGGATTGATTAGTTTCCTCCTCCAGGTATTCCTGATGGATCATCATCAACATCTACGTCAGTAGCAACTCCAGGTGTAACTGTAATTGTACTTGCATCTCCTAAAGTTAATTGAATGTCTGTTTCAGCAGTAACTGAAATAAAATTAGCAGGTTGTCTTTCTTGAGCAGATAAAGTTAAACTGTATCCACTTAGATCTCCCATTGCAGATCCAGTAGAGATAGTTCCACCAGTTACATCAGCTCCGTGTTCATTACCTACATAGAAATAATTATCGTTATTATCTTTTACGATAATGTGTGGTCTTCCAAAAGACAATAATTTAATTTCTTTATGGTCTTTTAATGTTAATTTAGGTAAAACTAATGTTAGAACTTGCTCAAAAAATGTTCCTCCAGTATCAGTAGAAGAGTTAATTGTTTGCTCTAAATTAGAATTGCCTTTAAGATCGTATCTGTAAGCAGTAAGGCCAGATCCAAGTCCATCAATTTCATCTGTATTGGTACTGTCATAAACAACATCAGTTGTCCCGTAGTTGATGAAATAAACGGCTTTTATACCTCCTACTGAGTCTTTACACGGTCTTTGTCTTCCTTGTGTTAAATCGCAACTCATATTATTATTTTTTTATATTAAAAAGGCGGCGTTAACCGCCCTTTTGTTAAACATTTATTTTATCTATTATGCTAATGTAAGCAATGCTAGGTCACTTCCGATTCCATATTGTACGCCACTTGTAAACCTCATAACTATTCTTACGTTTTGAGATCCATCAAGATCAGCCATATCAATAACTTTTACTTCGTTGTGGTCAGATAAAAGACCTGTTCCGAAGAATAAGTTAGATTTTTCACCTGCAACAATGTGGTCAGATGGCATACCTGGAGTATAAACAACTTCGATACCTTCGAAAGATAATGAAGCATTATTGTTATACCATTGGTTTCCTTCTGATCTGTAACCAGCAGCACCTAATCCGTTAGCACCATATCCACCTAAGTGTCTGATATAAGCTTGCCAAGCAACTGGTGGTACAAATAATTTTAAGTCTTCTTTTCCGTAAACTGCATTAGGAATTGCATCAACAACATTGCTCAATAAAGTAACAATGTTAGAAGATGTGAAGGAAGTTTCTGCTCCATTAGCAGCGTCATTAACGTCTCCGTCAGCAGCCATAAGAACTGTAAATCCATCGAATTCACCAGCGTTTCCGTTTACACCGCCCCAGATATTTTGCTCAGTTTTCTCAGCAACTTTAGAAGCAACGTGACCGATTAAGAAATCAGAAAACTTAGGAGGCAGTTGATCAAATGAAGAGTATCCCATTTGAATAGCTTCCCAGTCAGATCTAAAGTCTTTTTTACAAAGCTCTAGGTTTACTTGGAATTCTTCTGGTTGAAGAATTCTTTCAGTTAATGTAATTGCACCTGTGTCAGTAAAATCACAAGAAGCGTCTTTAATTAAGTTTGCATCTGTTGCAACTTTTTTAATTACTTCTTTGTATTTTACGTTTGGTTTAATTTCAATGCTCCCTTTGTCAAGTGTAGCACCTGATAATAAAGCAGCAGAAATGTACTTACCTGCAAATTCTCCAGCGTAAGTAGTTGTAATTGAAGTTGTAGTAGCCATTTTTTATTTATTTAATTTTAATTATTTACGATATTTTACTTAGAACTCTGTCCATTAAAGTTTTAGTTCTATTTTGAGCATAAAGATTTAAACTCTTTTTCTCTACAGAAGATTCAGGATCGTGAGCGATCGGTTCAACTGCTGGTTCTTGAGAAGATAATTGTTCTGGAACTTCAGGCATATCTTCTTGCATTTTAAGACTATCTACTAAGGCTTTCATTTCAGCCATAGCTTTTTCTAGATCTTCTTTTGTTGCATACTTAGACATTGGATCTTCTTTTTTGTCTTCGATCATTTCTTTTTCGTCTAATTCTTTTTTGTCATCATAAGAAGCTTCAACCTCTTCAGATAATTCAGTTTCTGATTCAGTATTTTCTACTTCTTTGACTTCTTCACTTAGAACAACTTCTTGTTCTTTTACTTCTATTTTAGAAGCTTCATTTTTAGCCTCCATTTCAGGAGCTTTAGATTCACCTTCTTCACTAAGAAGAACGTTTCTAAACTTTTCTACGATATCTTTTGCATTCATAATAAAATTTTATATATAGTTAATTAATTAGTTATCTGTCTGTTGTATTTTTATGCTTTCTTCTGTATTATAATCCATTCTGTTCCACTTGACCACAACATTAAACCTTCATAAGCTACATTTAATTCATAAGAACTTGAAGAGCCATCTAATTCTTGTCCTGCAACAGGAGTTAAATTAACTCTTGTATTTGTGTTAAACCCTCCATTTGTTACAAATCTTATTAATCTGTTTGTGTTTTTAGAAGTTGTAGCATCTGGCAAAGTCATAGTCATATTTCCAGAACCTCCTGACCAAGTTAATTTTATTAATCTTGTATCGTCATAAGCTGCATCGTCTAAATCAACAGTATCTCCTGATGAAACAGTAATGTTAGTAGCGTGTATATAATTTATAACTTGACTAATTGTTCCTTTTTTTGTTTCGCTACTTTGAACTACTGCAAATGTTTCTGTGCCTTGTAATTCTGTAGCCGCGTTTAATTGTGATATTTTTTTCGACATTATTTATAATTTTATATTGTTTCCATTTTCTTGTAGAATATTTGATCCAGACTCTAATAATAAAACTCCATCACCATATATTTTTCCAACTCCTTGAGCCTGTAAAGATCCATCACAACATTTTCTTGAATAAGTCCCGTCAGCGCATAAACATCCTCTTCTATTAGATCTAGGAGTTGCTCTTCCTGGAGTTTTAAACTTTTTTGCCATAATTTTATTTTATAGGTACGCAGTTAGGTACTTTTCTACCATCTTTATCTTTCATTCCTATTTGCTCATATCCTTCTTGACAAGGCAATTTTAATGAATGTTTTTCACAAGGCATATACCATATTCTACCTTCAAACTCGTGTTCGTGATGACCTTGACATCCAAAATCTTCAGCTGCTATTTCAGCAGACTCAATAGTAGAATAAGCTAATCTATCTCCTATAATAGCATATTCTTCATCAACTATCATAGATTTTAATTCTAATTCGCCAAGTTCTTTCAACTTGCCTCTTGACCAATTTAATCCTGCTTTACCTCCCCATAATAAATAAGATATAGTTCCGCAAGCTTTACTATCACTAGGATCATAATAAGTTTCTGCTCTACTTAAATAACTATACATTCTTTTTATAGTAGATACAGAAAGTTTTTCTCCTCTAGCTAATTGTTGCGCTCTAACTTTCCCTACAGAAGTAGCGCATTTATTGTTTACTTTCTTATTAAGTTCAATACCTCTTTTAGCATTGTTTCTAACCCCAGATCCATAGTCACCATAAGTAGCCATATCTACTTCTAATATATCAGTTAATTCTTCTATAATAGATAAAGCTTCTAGTTCCTGATCTTGTTCGTATTTAATTGCGTCTATAAAATGGCCTTCAATAGAAAATCCTTTTACTTTACCAGACTTAACATAATTATTCCATACATCGTCATTATTTACTTTCATAGATACCATCCAAGTACCTACAGGTAAATTAAATCCATACTTATTAGACTTATCCTGTTTTTCATCTTCTATTATCCAAGATTCAACAACAGAAAGTCCATTAAGTTTAATCTCGTGTTCTAAAGTAGAATTATTTTGATTACCTTTAGTCAAGAAAAGCTCTGAGGCTTTCTTGACGGTATCTTCACTGAAATAAATAAAATATTCTTGTTCACCAAACTTTCTAAATATCTTTTTATTAGGTATTAAAGCTGGCCCCATTATTATTTTTTTATCCTTATCTACCTCAGCTAATTTTATCTCTTGAGATTTAAGAGCAATAAAATCTTCTTCTATTGCTGGATTATCAACTATTGATATTGCTTGTATTCCAGCGATATCACTTTCTTCATCGATAATTAATTCTATTATTTGTGCTTCTTCCATAATAAGTAAATCTTTTTTTTAGTATTTTGTTTTTATCCTAATGCAGAACCTCTTATAATATTTCTGTCTAATTCTTGTGCTGTACTTACGTCATTACTAACTACATAAGCCTTTACTGGTTCACCTGTTCTTTGAGCTACAGTTTCAGCTAATTGCATTTGAGTTCCTGTGCCTACTATATTGAATATAGGATCTTGTTGAGCTGGCGCTCCTGCTCCTCCTGAATCGCCTCCTAATCCACTTACATTTGTAGTCCCCGCTAAAGATGATGGAACAAATTGCTGTTGTCTTATTGCATTAACTTGAGCCAATCCAAAAGCTGTGGCTACTCCGGCTGCAACTTTAGCTAAAGCTAACGCGCTTATACCTAGGAATTTTTCAGGCCCAGCTAATACAGCATTATAAGCTCTTGTAGCCATTTCATATGTGTTTATTAAGGCTTGACCTATAGATATAGCCTTTTGTAATTTAAATTGTTTTTCAGCTAATTTGTCTCTTTTAGCTTGCAGATCAGCTTCATTTTTTCCTATTTGATTGTTTATAGCTCTTTTCTCGTCAGCTGTTAGCTTTTCATTTAATAATCTCTTTTTTAATTCATTGTTTATTAAAGTAGTTTTTCTTTCTTCAGCAGATATCTCAGAATTAATTTGTTCACTTAATGCTTGAACACCAAAATCCATAAACTCCATTAATTCTTTAGCTCTTCTTAATGTTTTCTCAGATCTAGTTTCGTCAATTTGTATTAAAGAGGTTTTTAAATCTGCTAATCTCATCTCTAATCGCATCCTTTCCTCAATACTTAATCTATCTGCCTTTAATGCAGTTTCTATAGAGCTTATTTCTTTTCTTATTGATTTTTCTATTAACTTTCGTTTTTCTTCTTCAAATTCTTTTCTGCTTTTAGATCTTTCTTTTAAAGCTAATATTTCTTCTGATAAATTTCTTTTTATATCCCCTATTTCTATACGTCTTCTTACGCTTTCATTTTTAGATCTCTGATCTTCTGATTCATTAAACAATGAATAAAATTTGTCCTTTTCAAATTCTATAGCTTCAAGGTCTTTTGAATGTTTTTTAGCGTTTTTTAACTCTAAAGCATCGTACTTTTCATTTATTTTTATTGTTTTTAACCTAGCCCTTTCTTGTGCTGCTGTTATTATTGCTTCTCTATCATCACCTTGCCTTTGTTTAGCCTTCTCTATTGTGTCTTCAAGTTCAAACTGAACTTTTAATAACTCTTTAGCTCTATCTGATTCTTTATTTAATAATTCAATCTCTCTATTTATAGACTTAAGTAAGTTTTTTAAGTTATCGGCTTCTTTGTTGCTTCCCTTAAATAAATCTTCTAATATTTTTTTATATTCAGGATCCTTTATTGTTCTTAATACTGCTTGAAAAGATAATTCTAATTCATTTATTTTTTCGTCACTTTTTTCTGCATTAGTACTAAAATAACCTAGAACACTACCCCATTCTCTAAATTGTAATATAATCCTATCTGTAGTTGTCTGATATTGTGTTCTTAATTTATTTGACTCTAATTCTTTTTGTTTTAATATTTCTAAAGCTTTTGATATTGCATCTTGAGCTATAGATTGCTTTATCATTTCTTCAGTAAGATTTTTCAAGCTACTTATAGAATCATCAGTAACATTTCCAAACTCATCAATTTCTAGATTTAGATTTTTATATTTTTGATTTAAAGTATCGAGTAGACTAGAGGTAGTCTCTAATGAAGTAATGTTTTTTTCAAATAATTCAGTAATTAACATCAATTGAACGGCTTGCTTGCCAAAAGAATCAGTTAATCCATCTGCTGATTCTTCTGCTTTTTTTGTTCCACCTGCAAAATAATCTAAAGCAGCCAAAGCACCTTGAAACAATATAATAAGACCTAGTGGCCCCATTAATTGTTTACCTAAAAGTGCAAAAGCTCTGCTTGCTCCATTGGTTTTTGATATTAATGTAATAAATAAAGTAGATAATTGAGAAAGGTTGTTTGCAATACCTCTAATACCGTAAGGTAAATCAGAAACTGTTCTTCCAAATTCTGTTAATGTAGCTCCAGCTAAACCTGCATTAGATATCAAATCTTCATTAACCTTAACATTTTTAATTGTTGTTCCAGAAAGTGCGTCTATTTTAGCTTGAACTTCTACAATTTTCTTTTGATATTTGTTAAATTCTTCTGCTGTTCTAGAGGTAGCTTTTTGCTGAGCTTTTAATGCATTTCTTTGGTTCATCAGATCTCCAACAGATCCTTTCATTGGCCCACTTATAGCATTTTGAGCATCTTTAAGCTTATTTATTTCTTCTGTTTGCGCTCTATACTGCTCGTTTGTTTTTGCTGTTTTATCTCTTAACTCTTCTAATGCTTTTATTTGCTCACCATAACCTTTTACAGTTCCTTGAGATGTAGTGTTCATTTTAGCTAAAGCGTTTTTAGCTGCCTTTATAGTATTTTCTAAAGTATCAAAAGAGTTTTGTAAACCATCAATTTTAGCTCTTACTTGATTATCTTGTACTTGTATTTCAATAAGGAGATTCTGTGCCATTAGTATTTTATATTAAATCGTTTTCTTTTATTTATTGCTTCTTTCATAGTTTCAGGAGCTTCATATTTACCTTTAGCTATATCTATATAAGGTGAAACTCCATAATAGTCATCTAATTTTAGTAAGTCTAGTATATTCTTTAACATTAGAAATCATTTAGTAACTCAATTTCACTTTTACCGTTCTTCATATTAGTGGTTATTGAGTTTATTTTATATTTTTTTTCATTTATTATTAATCTATCGGCCAAAGTAAGCTTTATAAGTAGTTTAGCGGGTAGAAAAGCAGAAATCTTAGTCAATCTATTCTTAGAGTCAAAAACATCGCTTATATACGTCTTATAATAAGAATTAAACAATGTGTTTACAAGCTCTTCATTATTATATTCATCTAATTCAGATCTAAAGTTCAATGTTTGTGCATTGACACTTAGATCTGTAGTATTTGAAGGTATTATGTAAGTGGAACTTGTCGTTAAATTACCTACATCAGTTCTCATACCTAAATTTTCACCTGAAGTTATTTTTATAGGATAAAAAAGAATAGGTTTACCTATAAATGATTCTTGATTATCATCAACACACCAGCCCCATTGAATATCTGTTTCTGTAGCACCAGAAACATCTTGCAAATCATATAATTTTTCAAATTTCATATGTTCAAAAGGAACTGACAAGTTAAAAGTAGGGCCATCTAAACTTTCCTGATCATTATATTCTTCAGTACCCCATTCTCTATTGAATAACTGTTCGTGAGTAGCGGAAAAAAATGTTTCCCTACCTTCAAATCTTAAATCTATTTGTTTATAAGGTAATGAAGTATTTATTTGAGATTGATTTATATCTACATAATCTGTTATATCATATTCAACACCTGAAGAATAGAAGTCATCTAAAGTTTGTATTTTTATAGTTCCATCGTCTTCTACATATGCTGTTAAATTAAATATTTTAAACATTCCAGTTAAAAAATCTATTGTTTTTATTTCAGGTATTTCTTTGTATATAATAAAATCAAAATCTTCTTCTATAGTAAATTCACTTACATTAAAAGTATGTGTTTCAGGAACTAACAAATCATTCATTTCCCATTCTACACTATTTACTTGAGGATTTGATGAATCATTACCAAAAATAAATTCCTCACTAACAGTTAATAATACCTTGTAATTTCCATTAGATAAATTAGCATTTATTGATAAATGAGTTGCACCAGATTGAGTTCCTTCAGCTATAGTAACACCATCTTTTATTATTTCTGCTTTGTAAGAACCTGTGCTTCCGCTATTTGGTTTTATTGTTAATGTTGTAGGTAATTTTGTTCCGTCTGAATGACCTACTACAAATATTTCATTACCTAAAGACAAAACATTAGCCATAGTATCATCTGTTCCAAAATTAACATATTCAGAATAAGAAGGTAATTCTACAGGATCTTGTAAAGCTCCCTTTTTTCTATGAAGCCATAAAAATAAATTATAATACGCATCATTTGTAGAATTAAAGAAATCATCAGAAAAAGTTAAATTATATTTTCTTTGTATTGCTTGCATAATCGCATCTACTCTTAATGCATATTTTAATTCAGTTAATAATACACCTTGTAATCCAGAATTATTATAATGAACATTATCCATTCTTTTACCTAAAGTTTGAGAGGCTTCAGGATCCAGATTAGTAGATCCCGTAAAAGCAGCTGGATCACTAGAATCGTATATTAATCTTCTAGTATGTGTAATTAAAGGCACTATAATATCACCTATTGATCCTATTAATTTAGATCTTATTTGAGTTGTAGTATAAACTTGATTGTAACTGTCTAATTCTTCGCCTAGATTAGAAAGATCATCTTCACCAATTAAGGTGTTTAGGTTTACTGTATTTCCAAAAAAGGTAACTTTATATGTATAAGGTTTACCGTTTTTCATATCAACACCATCTAATCTTATTTTGCCTTTTTTAAAAGGCATATGATTTAATTCTATAATAGCATCTCTTCTTTTTCTAGCATCAAAATCACTAATTAAATTATTATCTGAATTAACAATATCTGAATTATAATAATGTTTAAATAACTTGTTGTTAGTCGATGAAGCAGGTAAATTAAAAGTTCTAGTGAAATCAGTAAAAACTTTAGATATGTCTTTTACATTCTGGATGGTCTGTGTGATAGACACAGACTCATCCTTAAACATATCAACTCTCTTATGAGAACCATCATTATCTAATATAAATAATTGTATTGTAAACATTATCTAATATTTTGTATTTTATCAAAAGCTAATTCAAACTCTATAGTGTAATTTACTAATTTGTTGTTTACACTTGTCTTTTCTTCTATCGAACTACTCTTTATAACTACAGGGAATATAGTAGAATTACTATTTCCTATTCCTTTGTCTACCCATATTTGTTGACTTAGCAATAATTCTTTTATAGGATCGTTAATATCTTCTGATAAAAAGTCTGTGTTTAATATTAAACTTTCATTACCCTGGATATCTATTCTTTGTTTTTGTGCTTTATAAGTATCATAACTAAAATTATTTAAATTAAAGTTAACAGTACTTCTTTTATATTTATCAGAAGTAGTTTCCATATTTATACTAGACTTTTTGTTAAATATAATATCTTGAAGAGCGCCATATCTATTATAAAATATAACTCTATAAGGAGTATATTTTATATCGCAAAGTTCTTTAAGTTCTATTGTTTGAGTTAAAGACAAACCTAATCCATCAGTTATCGTTACTGTACCTCCTGTAAAGTCGGCGGTTTGACTTATAACTACATATTGTATTTTATCGTTACTAGAAGCATTTTGTATTTCATAATTCTCTCCAGAAGCCATTATATCCGCGTCTAAAGTCAATTGAGTATTGCTGTCTACAGCAGTAACATTAGCAAAACTTTCATCTGTAGTATTATAAACTATATTACCTATTTTTACAGTAGAAGTAAAATCCTGAGAACTATCTACTAGTTTATAAGTAGATGTTCCATCTGCCGTTCCGGAGTCTAGTACGGATCCGTCTGTAACCTTTATATCACTAACTGTATTACCCCATCCTACTTGATAGCTTTCCCAAAACTCATCTACAGCATTCCAAAATACAGTAGCAACTTGGCCCTGAATATCAAATTCTAATGTAGATTGCAAGGGTGCATAAATAGGAATAATAATATCTTTACCAGGAATAAAATACATTGTACTATTGCTAATTAAAGCTTGTCTATTGGCAACAACACTATTGCCTGGATTTAATCCTTCTTTAAAGAATCCGTAACCGTCTAGAACTAACCAAGGTGTATTATTTGTTGCTGTTACAGGAACTGTAATTGTATATGAATCTCCAGTATCTGGGAATATGTCACTATTTATGGAAAGAGTAGTGTCATCATCTACAGCAGTAACTCTAGCGCTTGTAGAATCAGTTGTATTGTTAATTGTAACTATAGCTGAAGTGGTAACTATTTTTCTAATAAATTGTTGAGAACTGTCCACTAACTTGTTTGCTGTAACACTAGTTGACGTTCCAGACGTCACTTCTATACTTGTAGTTATATCTACCCAAACTGCATCTGTTGCAAAATTATAATATTCAGTTTTAAAATAATCCCTTATTAATTCAGCTATCTCTATACTTGAGGAAGCTTTACTAAATATTTTGTACTCTTCTCCAGAAACCATTATATCATCACTTAAAGATAAAATCGTATTACTATCAACAGAATTTACTATAGCTATTGTGTTATCTGTAGTATTGTAAACTAAATCTCCAACTTCTACTGTAGATAAAAATTGCTTTGTAGAATCAGCTAATCCATTGGAAGGTAAAACTGTTGAATCAGTAATCCCAATTTCTACAACATCTTCTATTTTATCTTTTGTTATAGTATAGGTAGCAGATACAGGTTTGTTTGTTGTATGAAGTCCTGTATAAATAAATATTTGATAAATAAACTTTTCTCCTAAAACAGCAGAAGCTTTATAAAATATAGGACTTCTTGATAATTGTGGTGTTGCCATATTACATTCTTTTTGATATGTTTTGTTCTAATGTTTTTTCTATTTGTTTAGCATAACCTTTAGTTACACTTTCTTCTATATGATCTTTTAATGTTTCAAATGTCTTTAAAACGTAATTTATTCCAGAATATCCTTTTTGCTGTAACTTTCTGGATATTACAAACGCTAAGCTTTTTCTTGACATAAACTTGCCGGTAAATCTATCCCTTCCTTGAAACCCTTTATTAGCTATCCATTGTGATATAGCGGATAGAGAAACTTCTTTAGGAGGCATACCTAAATCAACATCTCCAGAATATTCAGCAGAACTTGTTATTTCTAATATATTATTTTTTATCTCTGTCTGAAAACTACCATATAGGTTCCCTGAAGCCATAGAATTCCATTTTTTACCAGGCTTATTCTTTTCAAGATTAGCTTGCATTTCTGCAATTACATCTTGTCCTATTGATTCTAATATTGGCTCTATATCTAATGACATATTAGCAAACGCTTGTTGTTTTATTAGGTAACTCTATTACTAAATCTACTCCCCATCCAGCTAATTGATTTTCAAATCTATCTAAAAATGGTTTAGCAGATATGTTTCCTCTAATCTGAAATAAATCATTATATGATGCCCCACGTCTCATATCGCCTTGCAAAACATTGGCTGCCGCCAATTGAGTGTTTAGGACGTCTATTAAGTTGTTGTTACCATAAAATTGATCAGAATCATTTACTTCTCTATTATCATCTATTATGTCTAAAAATAATACAGAGACATTCATAACTATGATATGATCCTGAAAAGACACATCTCCTATTTGAACGTGTGCTAAAGGGAATATAGTTGTCTTTGCTAAGTCCACCTCCATAAGGTCACCAAAAGTGACCGTCTGGATGCTAGGATTAGATCTTAGATTATCTTTTATTTTGTCTAATGTTTCGTATACTGCTATCATCTTTTATAAGCTTGTTTTATCATTCTGGATTCTATTTCGTTTTTCTCTTTTTCAAATTCTAACCACATCATTGCTTTGTGGATATTAATTCTTGTAATTTCATCAATCTTTCTGACATCTCCTTTTGCAAGTGAGTATATTGATTGATACCATCCCCATTTTTTTCCAAATCCTTGTGTGTATGTTCCTCGCTCGATGTCTGAACTTGTGGCTGTAAAGAGTCCATCGTAGTTTTCGACAATTCGATCCCTAAATTCAAAAAAAAAAGCATTGCACCAATAGCCACAGAAGCAGGAGCATCTTGCATTATAGAACTGTATTTACTACTACCTTCATATTTTTCTATTTTGTAGAAATCTTTATTTCCTGAAATGATAGGCCTGTAAAACACAGCCATTGCTTGATGCATAGTATCCCAACTACTCATATACTTTTCTGCATCTATATATTCACCTAAAGTCATTTTATCAAGGTTAGGCATAAATCCAAATTCAATTGTATCACCTTTTGGATCCGTCATACTAAATCTTGTTGACAGCTTGCTTTTTGTAGAAAGCAATGCTGCCAAGTGTGTTATGATAGAGTCAAATTTTGTTATAGGCAATTCATAAGCTTCTTTCATAGTTATTCCGCAGAATATGCTTAATATTTTTAATGTAAGAAAGTTCTGATCTTCACTATCCTTTGTCTCTTCAGATACTTTGACATATTTTTGATAATCTTTCAAAGCTATGTCATCCAAAGAAACAGGAACCTTTAATTTAAATGTCTTTGTCATATATAGTTAATCTAAAATATTAAAAAGTGTATCAATAGAATTTTGTATATTAGATTTATGGAAACACACAATAATTTAAAATATTCAAGAAATGAAATTTATGCCTATGAAATTGGCTATAGAGTAACTGAAGATGGATTTCTTCAAAGTCCAAGTGGAAAATATATTGGCAATATTCAACCAAATGGATATGTAAAGTTTAGTATACAAAATAAAAAGAAAAGATTTTGTGTATTTGTACATAGACTTCAGGCTTATCAAAAGTATGGTGAGAAGATATACCAAAAAGGATTACAAGTAAGGCATCTTAATAATGACAAACAAGATAACTCTTACTCTAATATTGCATTAGGAACCAACAAACAAAATATTGCTGATAGAGATAGAGATGCTGTTTTAAAACAAGCATTATATGCTTCTTCATTTACTAAGAAGTATGACTATGATAGAGTTAAATCTTATTATAATAAAACAAGATCTTATAAATTAACTATGCAAGAGTTCGATATTAGCAGTTCATCAACATTGTATTATATACTTAAAAAAGGTTGTTAATAAGTTTATTGAAAATAATAAACAAAAAGCAAAACAAAATGATAAAAAAATGATTGTCTATATGTACATAGACGAGTATCGTCCATAACGAGACTCGGATATGCTACTCTACATCAATTTAATTTTCAATACACAATATAAAAAACATATAGAGAGGACTTGGGGGAGGTATATTCTTTTCTCAAACCCCATCCCTAAACATCTTTATTTTTCAAAATTAGTAAACCTGTTTTCGGTTGATTTGATTAAACTTGGTAAAGTATATATAGATATATTAGATTTACGTTAATTTTTCTCTGTCTGGATATCCAGTTTAAAAATTATTCTTTCAGCTCTTCAAAATCGCAATGTTCTAGACAATCCGAGCATCTTAAATACCTGGATTCATTTAACCAGGGCGAAGCCCCGCAACAATTTGAAACTAATTCAGTCATATTTTTAAGATTTGATTTGATAAAAGAGTTTGCCAGCACCCGCAAATAATAAGCCCCTTAATAATCAGAGGCTTATATATTTACTAGGATCTAAACAAAACAAAATTATTCTTGATTATATTTAATATTAAACGCCGTTTGCATTTCTTCAATTATTTGGATCATACTAGGAATATGAAAAGCAATTGAAACCTTATTTTCTTTTTTAAGTTTTTCCTGGTGTTCTTCATATTCTTTTAAAAGCTGTTGTTTCTCTTTTAAAATTGATTTCATACCCAGCTCAAAGACTTTGAGGCTTGCGACCTGGTGCAAGTGTGACGTTCTCATTATGTGGTTGACAAATTCCACGTTGTTAAATTGTTTTAGTGTTTTATTGTCGGCTAAAATGTTTCTCATTCTGTTATTAGTTTTAAGATTAAAAAAAAGATTAAAGTTAGTTGTATCATTGAGGCCACCATAAAGACGGCCCCAATTAGTTTTATTATTGTTTTTTTAACACGCGTTTTCTTCATCTTGTTTAAAAATTTTAGTACAATAAATGTGATCGGTAAAACTTAAGTTTTCATAGGTTACTGGGTCAACTGTTTTAGTGTCCGTGTATCTATGAAGCCTGACGATATTAGACCCGGTTAAATCTGAAACGTAAAACGTATTTTTTAATGTTTCAATTAAAGGCTTAACCGAGAAAGGATAGGAAACTAAATTTTTAAATAAGTTTCTTTTTGCTTCCGGTTTCAAAATGTGAAATAAAGATTTTTGTTTGCTCATAATTTTAATGTTTGTTAGATTAATTAATTATTTTAATACTGCTAATATAAGGCGCAAAATGTTAAATAAATGTTAAAGAAATGTTAAAGTTTTGTTAAAATTTTGAGAGCGCTGAAACTGGAAAAAAAGCAGGAGGCCCCATTGCGTTTAATGAGGCCTATTGCGTTTAAAGTTCTGAATCATTAACCAGGCAAGAACTAGAACAATAAGTTTTATTTTCTGATATTTCTTTTTCACAGAATGCGCAAAAGTTCGGCGGATCCTGAGCCGGTGGTTCATAATAATTAAAAGGGTAAGACATCGAATTCAAGATTTTTATTTTCTTTATTAATTACAAACCCGCTTTGATCTGTTCGCGCGTCCCCTTTAGCTTTGAGGCCCAAAATAACGCCCGAGTGATCCAACATTATATCGTCTGACTGGTCCCCATCAACTACCCACGTGTCAAGATATTTTATAGGCATCTTTTCAAAAACCACGGCAACGTTAATTTTATTTTTAATTGCTAGATCACAACTAAGAGAATTACATTCAGAATGTGAAAAGGTTAATTTATAATTATATTCTTTAAAATCTTTATATTTTAACGCTCTTTTAATGTCTTTTGTATAATCATAAAAAACCAAATTGTCTGAATAACTTTCAGAACAAAAGCCAAAGTTAACCCGTAATAAATGTAAAAAATCAAGGTCTGACGTCCCGTTTAACCTGATCGCAATTTTATAATTTCCGTTTTTTGCTTTGTAATATTCTTGAATAATTTCCTTATGCAATTGATGCAAGAAATTTTTTTTGTCCCTCAGAAAATACTCAGTTTTGTTTATCCTGGACTTTACAACGTTTGAGAATTTACCCCGGCCAGCTGAAAAGAGACAAGCGGCCGCGCAGCCTTTTGAGGCGTGCGGGCAAATGTTGACACCTTTACTATTTTGATTATAAGGGGCCAAATAAAGAATAAAAGTTTTTAACTTATTCTTTTTTGTTTTAGCGTTGCTTATTCCCTGACTTAATAATTTTTTCGGGATCTTAAACCCGTCAACGTGTTTCAACGTTTCTTTTAAAGTGTTTTGAAAATTAGACATATTTATTTTTTTAAAGTGAATCACAAATATATATTTAAAATCAGTTTACTAATGTTAACAAATTGTTAACATTTGACGGCATCTAATTTATTTAAAACGTTTCTAAATTGCGCAAATGAATCAAGCCCGAAAATTTGCCAATACAAAAAATATTTTAATCTACCAAAATTTTAACAGAATTTTAACATTTGATTTTGGAGGGGCAAACCCACTGCGTTTAAGAAAGAAACCCCATTGCGTTTAAGAAATTGCCAACCCCATTGCGTTTAATGAAGTCGGCAACCCTATTGCGTTTAAGAATTATTATCGAGTGTATCCTTTAATAATTTAACAGCCGATTCAATGTGCAAGTTCTGGATCTCATTAGAAACTTTCTTTTGCTGTATTGCTATCTTAATTAAATCTGGTAGAAAAAACCAAAGGCTTTCAGATTCTATTGTTAGCTCTTTATCTTTTCCATAACTTATGTAAACTTCTCCGTCGGATCCGTGAATGTCATCAATGCTGTGAACGTATGTGTGATTATCTTTGCTCATTTTAATTTAATTTATTATTAATTATATCCTCTTCAATTTTTTGTTCCAGGACTTCTATTTTTGCTAACAAGACTTCTATTCTTGAATGTAAGGTTAGAACTTCAATTCTTAATTCGTCTATTGTATCTACTTGTTTATTGAGAATTGATCTCAGGTGTTGAGATTCAATTCTCTGAATATCTTCTGTGTAAGTCATAATTTAATTTTTATATTTTGATTTAATATTTCTACTTTATCAGCTATTATAAGATCTTTTTCTTTTTGATCTTTAGCATACATTGGATATCTAGTCCATCTATGTGTTGATGCTTTTGGATTGAATATGTCATTCATTAAAGTCCAGAAGCTTTTAAACCAGGCTCTCATTGGCCTGACTACTTTAATAACTTTATTATTTTTCATATTAACAATTTAAATATTCGTGATTATGTGTAACTTGCATTTTAATCTCTCCATCAGGATGATTTGAATAAACGCATTTAAGCGCCTCTACAAGTACTTCTAACTCTTCTGATGTAATAGTCCAGCCGTATATTTCTAAGCTCGCTAAAGTCTCGTTATGTTCTTTAGCATCGCCTTGAATCGTCCAAGATGAAACAACTTCAATTTTTATATCGTTATCAATTTCATCTCTAGTGTTCTTAACATTTCCCATTGACTTGCGATTGTATTGTTTAATTTTATTTATTATTGTTTTCATCTTTATCTTTTTTATTTATGTGATCTGTTCTTAATATTTCCTTTTCCCAAAGCTTCTCAAAAGCTTTGTTAAAAGTATGATGATTACATTCTGTAAAACATTCTCTTGCTAATCTATAAATAAAAGCTCCATCCCATTCACAATATTTAGAAATCAATCTAGCTAGAATATCTTCGTCACTATTAGCATCTGACTCAGCATAACCAATAGATTTCCTTTCAGAATCAATTAGAGCTTCAATGCTGGGATCTTTTGCAAAAGTGCTGTCGTAACTACCTTTTAAATTTATTTGATGAAATATGCCATTAAAATCAATTTGGCATTCATCATCTATATCAAACTGCTCGCTAGTTTCATAATTAAAAAATGTCAATTGGTCGCTTATCAAATTTAAAAAGTATTGATGTTGTTTAGGTGATGAGTTCTTGTAGAACTCTATCACTTTTTTATAAGGCTCATTCATACTAAATAAATTTATAAATTAAACCATTAACTTTAGCTTCTATTAATTTAGCTAAATTTATCATACGATAATTTTTTTTAGATAAATCATAAACAACCAGTAGACCTCTCTCTCCTGGATCATAGGCCATACCTTTACCGGTCAGACCTTTCTTGACGCCTCTGCGACAATGAATAGTTCTGATCCTACCATTCTTTTTTACGAATGTTGCGCTGAAGATCTTCCCGTTAGAAGTCTCTTCAATAAACTTTTCAACTTTTTTCATATAATTATTTTTTAGTGTTCGATACAATATTACAAACTAATTTTCTGTCTAATGTTAAATTAATGTTAAGAATATGTTAAAATTTTCTTAACTTCGTAATATGAACAGAGATCTACTTCGAGACAACGGAGGAAGCTTCAGAGATGGATCCAAGAGCCTACTGCGTTTAAGAACTAAACCCTACTATGTTTAATAATTAAAATTAATAGATATGTACATAAAAAATAATGCATTTGAAAATCAAATCTTTGATCACTTTAGAAAAACTCAAAAGAAAATAGATGGTGCAGTAAAACTTTTAAAAGAGAACAACTATAAGGTTATTGATCCCAGAGGTAACGAAATTAACTAAGATCTTAACCCTACTGCGTTTAAGAGTCTAACCCTACTGCGTTTAACGAATTGAGTAAGTGCCTTTAGAGAATCCTTCTAAAGCGTATTGAGCTGCGTAGCGTATTGAGTCTATGCAATGATTCCAACGATCAACTGGTTTTGTTTGGCCTTTGGTGGCCCAAACATAATTATTTAATTCTTTAACTAATTCTGTTGAATCAGGATCTATAATTAAATCAAAGTCTTGAAGAAGAGCAATACCAGATAAGATAGATCCTTTTCTTTTTATTGTAGGTCTAATGTTAACTCCTTTAAGTTTAACTTCATTTATAAGTCTAGGTTCAGCTGAATCACATATGATTAAATGTGGGCCTGCATATCTTATATTAAAGTCTGCTATCTGTGTTGTAGAAAGTCCAGGCTTACAATACATTACTTTACAATATATTCTTCTGCCTCTTCTATCTATACTTAATTTAGTCAAGACTGTTGGATCTATAGAGAATCCAAAGTCTTGCCCATAATATATGTCATAGTTCTCATTAAACTCTCCTATTCTCCAATTACGAAATATAACACCTTCCTGTTTTTCTAACCAGCCTCCGAGTATCTGGTGTGTATATTTCTCTGGTCTTCTTCTTCTTATGTCTTGTATTTGATTTAAGAATGATATAGATAAATTATCTACATTATCTCTATAAGTCGTATGTATATAAGTAATACTATTTTTTATTCCATTATATCCATCCGGTATATTTCTATTCTCATAAAACCTATTATAGATCCAATGTTCTTTTGTAGTAGGATTTAATATAAGAACACATCTATTCTGTTTAGTCTTTACCCTAACAGACTGATCTATTTTATCAAAGTCATCTTCGCTAGTTAATTCTTCTGCTTCATCTAAAACAAATGTAGTAATACCGTTTAATGATTTTAAAGCTGCTGTTTGATTCCCTGAAGCTGTTCTGATTCCTTTAAACAAAATACTAGATCCTGTTTTAATATTTGTGATCTCGTCTTTAATTATTCTAAAGTCTTCGACCACACCCATAATTTCTAGCTTCTCTATAAATTCTGGAATAATAGACGAAGCTGCGGATACCATTGTATATCTAGTAAACAAAATCTTATGACCTCTTTCATAAGTTAACAGTAATAAGAATACGTTAGCGGCAAATGACTTACCGGATCCTCTACCGCCAGTCACAATAAAGTATCTAGAATCATTTCCAAATGCTTGGTACTTTTCATTAAGCTTCGGTGTCTTCATCTTCTGATTCTATGTCAATTGTATTCTCTTCTATCTTTGGAGTACCTTGAAAGAAATTCATAATAGAAATATCTACTTTATCATTACCGGTAGAAACATCTACATTGTCTCTAGCTTTACCATAAATGTATTCTAATATCATTTTCCTATCGAATTGAGAGTCTTTGGCATTTTCTGCCACCATAACCCAGAAGGCTTCTTCAGAGCCGTAAACCTCTTTAATAGCGCCAGTAGCAAGCATTTTAGATCTATTCTTCTTTGCTTTATTAATATTAGCAGGAGTAGCCATAGTTCGTCTAAGAACGGCATCTCCTCGTTTCTGACCGTTGTTCTTTCGACCATCGGTCTTCTTCATATATTTTCTTTCTACTTTTTTTCTTGGCATTGCTTATCGTATATTAATCCATATACCTCCCATATTCTTTCACTCCATTGTTTTTTAGTATATAATAGTTCTGATTTCTTTTTCATTCCTTTATACTCTAAAACTACTCTATATTGTTTTCCTTCAGGAACAGGATAAAGTTTATATCCATTGTCCATACACCAGGATATTATTTTTAAATCATATCTAATTCTAGGTTTTATTTTTCTTTTTCTAGCCATCAATATGAATCAACTGTTTCATAACTTGAATATACAGTTATTTTATCTTTCCATTGTGCATTTAACATTCTGACTTTAGCTTTCATTGAAACATACAAATCATCTAATTTGTCTTCAGGAGTTTGCTCTATTAGTTTAGCGAATTTAGAATCTATTGTATTTTGAACAACCTTAAGCTTACCACCTTTAGTTTCAGCATCTTCGTATCTAGATAATCTTATTTTAAGATCTATGTTTTCAGATATTATATCTGATTTAGTTTTAACATTTGATACTATCTCTTCTGTAAATAAAGTAACAAAGTGATCGCATATTCTTTTTAGTTGAGGTTCTTCTCTAAATATTACTGGAACAGTATTTCTTATAGAATAAATTACACTTGCGTGATTACAGTTAACTTCTTTTGCCATAGCGTGATAAGTTGCTCTGGCATATTTTTTAGATAAATAAAAAAATATAGCTCTTGCATATACATAATCTCTTCTTCTCAATTTCTTTCCTATATCTAATTGAGTCTTATCTTCTACAAAACTTCTTACGTCTTTAATCTTCATATCTTTTATTTATAAAGGTTCTCATTATTATTTTATAATATTTAATTGCCATAAATATTCCGTGACATTCATCATACAATTCTAGTTCTTCATAGAATTTTAAACTGGATTGTATTTGCCTGAGCGAAGCTCCGGCCATAAAATCATCTACTGTCAAATTATAATAAAGTAAACTAACAGAACTTTTAAAATCCAAAGTGTCCGATATAATTCTCAACTGCTCTTCTAAGTTTTCTCTTTCCTGAATCGATAAAATCATTTGGCGCTGTATATGTTTTTAATTTATTATTTCTCTTATCTATGATAACAAAGACAAACTCATCTTTGTGAAACAATTGTGTGTAAATATAACTTTGTATATCATAGCCATAAAAATAACTATTATATTCCCAATTGTCAATATCTGAAGTAGTTTTTAGATCAATTATTTTGTCTTCATATAAACAATCGGCCTTGCCTCTGAAAGGCAAGCCCATTATATATCCTATTCCAGACTTTTCACATTCTCCTTTTGTTATATATTCTTTTATTTCAGGATCCTGTAAAACAACTTCTTTTAATCCATCTGCCCAGATCCTTTCTTTCTCAAGCATAACTTCCTTGCCTTCTGAGTTTTCAGCAGCTAATTTAAACTCTTTATTTCTTCTAGATGGCACATCAATAAAATCATAATAATCATTTAGTTTATCGCTTTCTAATATTGAAACGTGAATTAATCTACCATCCCTAAACGGCTTTATGTTCGGATCTTTAGGGTTTTTTATTGACTCTACATAATCATCTGCACTTACCATAAGTTTTTTAGCAACAGAAGACGATAAAGTATTTTTACCTAAGAATCCATAATAGAAGTTATTATCTTCCATCTTTTCCAAGATCTCTTTAACATTCCATTCTGATCCGTCAAGTAATTTTATTGTATCCATTTGGCATCATTTATGTTTAAATAAGCAACTTCTTTTGCAATCTTACTTCTATTATTAAATTGAGTAGTAGCAGGATTTTTATAGTTAACTTCCCATTCAGGATATACTTCATATAAATTAAAAGAATATATGCCTTTTGGTGTACTACAAATATAATAAGGAATATCGAGATATTTATCACAAACTTCAATCATTGCATCAAATTTGTTTTTCTCAATGAGCAAAGTGTCGTAATGAGTCTTTCTGCATTTTAATTCTATTCTATGAGCTTTGTCTACAGAATAACAATCCCATCTAGACAGTTTACCTCTTGCTTTAACTAAATCTGGATAAACTGTTAATTTTAAATACTTAAATAAATCCTCCTCTTTATTTATAGGCTTCATAAACCTTTTTAAGAGGATTATAAACATTAGACACAAAGCACGAGCTACAACTCGTAGCTTTTTGTTTTGCGTTAAATATTCTATTAAATATATTAATACATCTGACTACTCTACTAGCAGATATAATACTTCCTTTAGTAGTAAAAACATCAGTTAAAAAGTTATACTCTTCTTCGTTTAGACACAAAGGCTTATTATATCTAAACATATCGTTGAGTATTTTTTTTCTTTCGTCACACCCGCAATCTTCTCCGGCTAAAAACTTAACTGCTTTTTTGATTCCTGTAGCTTCAGTAATCTTTTCAATAGTATCTCCAAGTCCTTCAGACTTGTTTTCATTTGCGGCATCGAATTTCTTTTTCCATTCTTTGTATGCCTTTGTTCTTTTATCTTTTGGTTCTTTCATTTTATTTGGTAATAATCTTTATTAAAAAAATCTGTTACATCCTCACCGAACTTTTCGACAAGTATTTGTTTATAGTTTTTACAAGAATTATATATACTTGTTAATGATATTCTGGTTTCAGAAGCTATAGTTCTTAAGCTTTTATCTGTAAAGAAGTATAACTTAAATAACTTCTCATCATACCAATGCCAAGTAGATATTTCTTGTAATATTTTCTCCATAATCTTTTTATGTGCCTTTTCCATCTCTAATAATTCTAAATCATTTTCTATGGAATCAGTATCGTTATTAAAAACATCATTATCATCAAAAGAATCATAGTCTTTATATTGATATATTATCTTTCTTTTTTTATTATTCTGATGTTTGAAATATAAGTTCCTGATAGTCACATATATATATAGGGAACTAATTTTATCGTTTGTTGTTATACGTTCTGGATCCTTAACGTATTTTTCTATTCTTAAATACATTTCTTGAACCAGATCATTAGCTAGAGTTTTATCTTTACAAATAGATAAAGCTATGTTAATCCATTCATCATTTCTTTTAGATAATTCTTCTAGTATCATTCAGTTCCAGATATTATATCTTTTTTAGGTCTATCGTTCATTAATGCATAACCTAACAGTAAATAATTTATTGCATCTGCATATCTACTTTCTATTGGTTCTGCTTGAGGCATATCTGGATTATTAGCGTGACTTAATATTGCTTGTATGTGTTTATGAAAGAATACCGCCCAAACTTCAGCAGGTTTGATTCCTATATGTTTAGCAGTACTTTTAAAATTATATAATATGTCAATATTCTTATTGGTATATTCTGGTTGCTTAGCATCCATAATAGATTGACATTCATTTAATAATTCTTCTTTTAATTCTTTAAATTGTTCTTGATTCATATCCTGGTTATTAATATAATAATTTTATTTCTATTTTATTGCTTTCTCCATAAAATTTTCTCAACTCCTTTACTCTTATTATATTTTGATCTTGAGCAAACACAATTCCTTCTAAAGCATCTATAAAAGCTTTATTAATGTTATCTAATAGATCTGGTTTAGTTGTTTTCTCTAGTTGATAAGTTCTTCTCTTTTTTGGAGTAGACTTATTATATTGAAATATATAATGTAAATATTCTACAGTAATTGGAGTTCCTGCTGGAATCATTTCAAAGTCTTCAGGAAGTTGTTTTCTAGCTAGGATCATTATAGATCTTTTATATTCTTTTATCTTTTTAGGTGTATAAGCTATACCATTTCTTCCTACTCTAACTGATTGATGAGCCTGCGGCCTTATATCAAAACTTAAACTTAGTTCCATTATTTAATCTTAATATGTTATCTACTTTATCTAAAACTACAGGAATACCATCTTTACTTACTTCAAAGTTAAATTCTTCAAAAGCGAAGCTCCTGGATCTTTTACAAGTGACTTTTACAATGTTTTCATTTTCTTCACTTACATTTAATTGTATCTGAGTTTCTGTCTTTTTTTCTAAGTGAGATCCTAAATGGCCGGTGGCTTTATTTGAATTAAAATTAGTATGTATGACGCATATGATATGAATATTATAATATTCAGACCATCTTAATATTTTTTGTACAATATCACTTGATTCTTTAATATCATTAACATCCAAAACCAAATCAGCAACACCATCTATAACCATCATTCCTAACTCAGATCCGTATCTCTCTAAATATAGTTCTATAAATTCAACCCTTTCTTTTGATGACAAAACTCTTAATGCATATGTATCATACATTTCAGAATTATGATTAGAAATATCAAGTACTCTTCTAAATACTTTTTGTGCGTGAAATCTACCTTGTTCAGTATCAAAATGAACAAGCCTTTTATTTCTTCTATGACCTTTTATTTTACCGGTCAATTTAGTTTGATCTGCTAAATATACAGAACACAACATTGATACTAAAAATGTTTTTTTGCTTTTAGGAGCTGCTTGAATAAAACTAAAGTTTCCGTAAGTTCCTATAGGTATTGGATAGTAATTGTCTCGTATTTTATATTCACCATAAGATAATGCAACCGGAGGATATTCAATTGATTCTTCTGGATCTACATATGTTTTATTGCTGAGGAGGTTAAATTTATCTTGCATAGTATTGTTTAAGGATTATAAATATAAAAAAAAAGTGGGTTTTTTACAACCCACTTTCCCAATCATAAAACAAAACACTAAAAATCCACCATCTCCTCAGTGGTTTTCTCTTTAACAACTCCAGCTTTACTAATGTTTCCGTCCGTCCAAACAACTCTACCGTTACCTAAATATGTCTTAGGTTCTTTAGCTGCTCTTTCCTCTTTTGTTTGAGGATATGAAACTGAAACATTTTGTCCATACTGATTTGTTTCATCTCTAGTCGTGATATCTACATTTAGATATTGACCTTTGTTTAATTTAGACTTGTCAATTTTTTTGACGTCTATTGAAATTGAAGTTATACTTGCCATATAATAATAATTAAGAGTTTACTAATTGAATTTTTGCAGCATCAGATATTGTATATTTATCTTCAACCTGCTTAATATTACCTCCACCTAAAATGTAATTTCTTACATTTTCAAACTTTGGATGTTTAGGTGTTAGTAATTCTTTCTTTTTAGATGTTGATGTTTTTCCGTGCGTATTTGTTGCATCGGCATCTTTTGTATCATCTATAAGAAATAGTCCATTTAAAGAGTACTTTCTAGCATAAGAACTAGAACTACCAAATGATTGAGCTATATCCATTCCCTTTTTATCAGGATTAATTCCTGCTTGAGCAGAAACCTGAACTTGATCTTTACCATCTGTTATAGTAGCTGTAGCTTCTACATATGGTGAATTTACCCAAGAATGTATTTGGTCTGTTAGTGTTAGTACTAATCCGTACTCACTTAATAAAGGCTTTACAGCCTCTAAGATGTCTTCACAAGATCGATAATTATATTTACCGAAATTGTTTCTTTGGTTTTTAGGCGCTTTCAACCTCCCTTGAACAGCGGCCAATTTTTCGTGTAATGATTTCATATTTCAAATATATAATATATTTATATAGAATCAAAATATTTTTCTATTGTATGGTCAGATATTTTGTTTTGAAGCTCTTTTTTAAGATGTAATATATCCTTATTGAGTTTGTCGTTTATGAGTTCTAATTGCTGTATTTTAATACACAATTCTGCGTTATAGGATCCTACTCTAACTAAACATCCTTGAAGAGAATTTACTTTACTAAATTCAGGATTTCGTATAGGTCTTTTTAGGAAATTAGATAAATCTTCGTAATCTTCGTAATACTGGAATTCTGTGCTTATTTTCATATTTTGTTTTTTACAAATATAATAATTTATATAATATATACAATACAACTTTATAGTTGTATTGTAATATATATAATATAATCTATTATACTTTTATAATATAAAATATAATATATATAATATAATATATAATATATATAATATACTATATTATATAAACCTTTTTGCTATTTTTCTATTGAAATACCATATTGAGTCTGGCTTCATATTGTCATTATCTACATAAATCCTGTCATCTGAGAATCCTATTCTGGTAAAACCGACTTCAAGTAAAGCTGTAATTATTTTATATCTCTTATAATTATCTTTACACCAGATCTCGCAAGCTCGGCCTATTAAGTGAGAAGAGTTACTGAGTTCATTAGCCATCAATACACCGTCTGGTGAAACGTATCCTTTAAGTATCCTGAACTTTATTTTAGATAATCTTCTAGCTTCGTGTAACATAAACAGAAACTCTCTATCCATATACTTAAATCCTGTATCAGGAAATCTAGAATAAGGACAATCAAAATCTTCGAATGTAAAATACTTAAGTTCTGTAATCACTGCGTTTAACGACCTTGACCTCTATATTTCTTTTTATATTTGTTTTGCCCTGGTGATGCATTTTTAGAATGCACACCGGGCCTTTTAGTGCGATTAGACGCACGATAATTGCTTATGACTAGCTTTGCCATTACTTTTTAAATTTCTCTGCGCTACGGCCCCCAAAATAAGCTCCTATAACCGTTATAAGTACTAATTGTAATAAATCAATCCAATTAGCTTTAACTTCAAACGCAATAACACCAGCATCAATAAAAACCATAAGAACTGTAGATACAACTAAAAATATAAGAACTAGAGGTCTTACATTCTTACTAAGCCAAGAATCGCTAGACATATCTACCTTCCATCTTTCTGTAACATTCTTTTGCATATCAGCTTCAGCATCGATCCATATCTGATCCATCTCTTTTTGCATTTGTGCTTTCTCTTCTTTGCTAAAAGTATGTTTGTCTATTATACCTGAAATCTTATCTGCTATTCCGGATCCCGCAGATCCGAACAGCTTTGCTAATATCTTACTCATAATTTTATGTCCATTTTATGTGAATAAATACAAATAACAAATATATATTTAATTCATTAAATTGATTTTCTTCATCTTGTGGGTAAGAAGAAAACCCTAATAAAGGGCCTGTAGAAAATGTTTCTCCAAATCCTATTCTTAAATTATCCATTTGTTATGTCTATATATTTAGTTTTACCGTTTTCTTTTATAGCTTGTAAACATCTCTTTCTATTAGAGTCAGGATCTACATAACTAACGTGAACCCAGTCAGGATTCTCATCTGTGCCAAACTCCCAAATAAGTTGGTCAAAATCCAAGTTATCTTTAATATAATGATACATAAAAGCATTACTAACGTTACCATAGTAATCATCAATATCAATAGCTCTACCTTGACAATGTTGGCTTTTAGCACTTCCACCAATTGCTTTATTAAGTTCTTCACATCTAAAAAATGAGTTAATTTTTATAGGAACATCAATAGCTACTCTAAGTGGCTCAAAGACGTGCTTTGCTACCATTTCCATATTTTGTAATTGATATTCATTAGGTATATTTTCTATTCCTAATCTAAGAGCTGTATTACTTCTTGTAGCTTCTTTGTAACTTATATGTTTGCTTATTCTATTCATTAGTTAGTACTTGCTCTTCTAGGTCTTTTAATGTTATCTATGGCATATTGAATTTCCATATTAGTAGCTTTTATTTTTAAAGATATATCAGCTACATATTGCATTCTAACTCTACCTGTTTTATCCATAATAACAATAACAGGTACAGCCATAATACTGTTTTGAACCTCTTTAGGTTGGTCTTTTAAATAACTAAACTTTACAGTAGCTCCTGTAATGTTACTCAAATCATAGTTATTTCTTTTATTCCATTCTGCATTTATTTGCAGAACTGTTACGTCTTGACTATACACAAAACTCGCAACCAATACAAATATCGCACATAATAATTTTTTCATTTACTAATTATTTCAAATAACTTATCGTCTATTTTCTTTAACGCTTCTGAGTTTTCTTCTACTTTTTTACCAGTATTCATAATAGTTTCTCTTACGAGTTTGTCTTTTAAGTCATACTCTGTTCTTGAAATCTCAGGCTCAGGAAGTTGTTTAGCTTCCTCTATATCTGCCTGTAAGGCAAACCACATTCCTATAAGGGTAGATAATCCCACCCCTATAGCAATAAGTGTTTTTATACTTATTTCAAATTTACTGTCTTCACTTAATTCTTTGCTCATTTTAATTTCTTAGTTTTTTGAATAGTATATACTATCGTACAGATTAGAAGTATAATTTTTAATGATACCTCAACCTCAGTTAATGATACTAGAAAAGCTATTGAGTTTATAAGGTATATCTTCATATCTGCAAAATCCATAGCGTTATTCTTTTACTTCTTCAGCTTCTTCAACAATCTCTTCGTAAGAACCGTCTTGTAAGTTGATATTAATTTTACCATACTTATCTTCTAGTTCTTTTTTTACTTTGTTCTGTTCTTCTCTAACCTGACCTAAAGCGTGTAGTAAGCTGTGTTTTTGCTCACTTAATGTACCTAAGTCGTGTTTGATAGCAGAAATCTTTTTTTCTGATTCTAATAATGATTCTAATTCTTCTTTACTAATTTTTGACATTTTATTAAATTTATAGTTATATTACAAATATATTAAATTAATCCCAGTCTGGACGTAATGTTTCATCAACAGGATTCTTTTTTAGTTCTATTTGTTTGTCTATGTTTTCTTTCATACTGTCAACGTCTAGTCCAGCTTCTAGCCATCCAACTACATCTTCTTTAGTTAAATCAGCATATTCAATAAATGGTTCTTCAGGATTATATTCTACACCTAAAGTACCTATTGAACTTTCTATTACAGGTTCTTCTGAATCGTCTTGACCTATGAATGACCAATGTACAGTATATATTACATTGTCTAAGTCGTTTTCGTGAATTTTAGCATCTAATGCGTTTATTTTCCAATTGTAAGTATTTGCCATTTTTAATTATTTATTTGAGTTTTTAATTGTTCTATTTCTGCTTTTAATTCTTGTATAGCACCTACTAATAATGGCACTAATTTTGCTTGGTCTATTCCTTGATAGATTGCATTTCCTTCTTCATCTACTGCATCTTTTTCTCCTGTAATAGCTTCAGGTACTATATCTTGTACTTCGTGAGCTAAAAATCCATCTACTGTTTTATCTGCATCTGCTATAAAGTTGAATCTGCTAGGTTTTAATTGACTTACTCTATCTAAAGCTCCAGTCATTTCTACTACATTTTCTTTTAATCTATAATCAGAAGAAGTGTTGTAAGCAGTAGCTGTTGATGTTGAACTTATAGAACCAACACTACTTTGATTTGTAGATATTGGTTTGTGATAGAATACCCAATGGCTATAACCTTGACCATTTTGACCAAAACTGTATGCTCCAGTACCTCCACTTGCACCTGTATCACCACCTGCAAATATTACATTAGAATTAGTATTTGCTCCTACATTATGAACAAATAATTGTGAATTATTTACAGCAGTAGTAAAGTCAGTTCCTATAGTTGCAGTTTCTCCTATATGTAATTTAGATTGTGGAACGCTAACATTTATACCAATATTTCCATCTCGATATATAGTCATACGTTTAGTATCATTTGTATGGAAAGCTATATCTCTATTTTCTTGTTGTCGTATCCAAAGATCAAAACCATTTACTAACCCCATAAGAACACCATCATTTGAAGTACTTCCTGTTGACCCTGTTGTAAATTGATGATATACTTGCGAAAGAGCTGCTGAATTGTGAGTATGTAGTTTAATATTTGATGATGAATCAGTTACAATTCCGAGACCTAAAGTTGATGACTTAATTTCTCCATCTACTTCTAAAGGAACTGAAGGAGAAGTTACACCAATACCTACGTTTGTAGTATCTCCTGTTCCAACACGCATAACAAAGTTATTGTTAGTATAGAAACTGTGTTGTGCATTTGTAGAGTGACCTGAAGCGTGATATTGTAAATCATAATTAGGACCAGATGTAAAACCGTGCCTTGTAGTACCACTATTAAATAAATATAGTTTTAAACTTGCATCTGTATATCCATTAGAATAATCATTATCGAATAACATTCTTGTAGGACTTGCAGTTGAGGTTTGTGTACCACTTCCACCCACAGTTGTTATAGTTGTTCCTAATGCTAAATTTCCTGAACTGTCAATACGCATTCTTTCTGATAAAGCAGTATGAAAAGTAATTTTATCTGAAGCACTCCCAAAAATATTTATTGCATTTCTGTTATTTTCAGAACCAGCTCCTTGTAATCTTAACCAACCACTTGGACCAGCACCATTCAAATAAACAGCATTATTTGTAGCATAATAAGATAAAGCACCATTAGTAGCATATAAAGTAGAATTTTTAGCTGATAATTGTATTCCCTCACTATTGCTCAAAACTACTCGACCATTACTATCAATACGCATTCTTTCTGTAAAAGAAATAGCATTACCTGCGGTACCGCTTACGGCGTTTGACCAAATATGTTCTCCATTTAATTGAAAATATCTTGCTGCTGTTGATGATGTTATATACCTGTCTGCACCTGATGCATAATATGAATTTGTATCAATATATAAAATTGAGTTTTGAGAATTTATATTACTACCCCCTGCTAAAGATAATTTAGCGTTAGGTGATGTTACCCCAATTCCTACGTTTCCAGAACTATCTATACGCATTCTTTCTGTAGGTAATGTTCCTGTTGGTCTTGTATAAAAACCTAATGCACAGGCTGTATTATTATCAGTAGCATTTTCTTTAAATCCTTTTATTCCACCATAAAAAGCATAATCATCAACACCAGTTGCATACTTACCAATAAATACTATTTCTCCACCAACACCTGCTGCCATATTTGTTGAATCTGCTGCAAGAAACGAAGATGATGCAAAGTTTGCAGTATTATTTATAAAGGATTGTATTCTTGAACTTCCATAACCAGATGACCTACCTACTTTTACATTACCTGAACTGTCAATAGTCATTCTTGTGGCACTATTAGTAACATCTCTTATTTGAAATTTCTCACTATCTGACTGGTCAATTCTAATTACATATTCTTGTGCTGTTGTTTTTAATTTTAAAAAAGGGTCACCAGCACTATTATCTATAGTAATATCACCATTAGTAGTGATATCACCATCAAAAGTTCCGTTTCCTGTTACTGCAATTCCTTCACTTGTTGTTTCAAACTTTTTAGAGTTGTCGTAGTATAAATCTACACCTGCATTATTTGTAAATGTTGCAGCAGTTTTTGCAGTCGCATTAGTAGTAATTACAACTTGAGTTCCACTTGTATCAATATATAAATTCCCAGTTCCTAACTCTCTTATATAACTATTACTTCCATCGTGATATATTTTTAAATCGTTTCCCGTACCTAGACGAAGCTCTACATCATCATTAAAACGCATTTCGTTAAACACCTTAATTCTTTGTTCACCACCATCTATTTGCAGATAATTCTCTGTAGCACCAGTACCATCATCACAAAAGAATTTTATATCTCCATCATCTTGTAATTGATAAATACTAAGAGTGCCTGTATTGTTGTTTATAAAACCATTAGTGCCATTATGTTTAATAACTAAATCAGCACCATCTCCTAAATGTATTTCACTACTATCACTTAAATTTATATCATCGTTTGCACTAACATCAATGCTAGTTCCTCCTGTAGTATTACCATTAGCAAGTATTTCAGCTAAAGTATCTTGTCCTCCTACTTGAGTATCTACATAAGTTTTAATTGCTTTTGCAGAAGCTAATGTATCATCTGAAGCAGAAACACTTGTTAAATCAGTATCTAAAACTCCTGCTTTTAAATTATCAACTTCTAAATCACTAATAGTATTATTGTCTGCATCTATAGTTTTATTAGTTAATGTTTGTGTATCTGTTAATTGAACAATATTACTGTTTGTAATACTAGCTAT